GCCTGAAGGGGCTGCGGGCTGGCTTGCGGCGCGCTTCCAAACGAACTCCCTGAAGATGCCGTCATCGCCATTGATTCCATCAGTGCCATCAACTCCAGCAGGGCCCTGGGCGCCGGGCGCGCCGGTGTTTCCCGTGTCGCCCTTGGGGCCGTCATGGCGCACCGGCGTACTCCATGCATCTATCAGCGTGCCGTCCAACTCCTGCTTTGAGACGCTCATCCATAGAGGGTCTGTTCCGGTCGGAGGGTCATCGTACCAGCCAGACGGGATTCCATTGCCTGAAGGGGCTGCGGGCTGGCTTGCGGCGCGCTTCCAAACGAACTCCCTGAAGATGCCGTCATCGCCATTGATTCCATCAGTGCCATCAACTCCAGCAGGGCCCTGGGCGCCGGGCGCGCCGGCCGGAGCAGCCAGCGGAGTAACGGATACGGGACCTACATAGGCGCCCTTGTGCGCGCCGGAGTCGACCAGCCTGACATATACGTCCTTTGCTACGCCGGCGGTCATGCCGGGCTGCAGGTAAGAGCTCGGTGCGATCGGGACGACGGGGTATGTGGCTGTCGGAACAGCGTCGACTGCGGGCGCGACCGCCCCGGACATTACGATATGGATCTCGGCATAGACCAGATCGATGTCTTTTGGATTCATCCAGGTGATCACGGCCGCCTCGGTGGCTGCGGCCGCAACGAGGTTGGATACGGAGGAAACGCTGCGGTCGGAGAACGTGTATGGAATTGCCGGAGCGTCGGAAATATCGAGTGCCTTGGTCGCAGCGTAAGTTCCGAGCTTGAAATATCGCACCGCCGCAGTGCGCGGGAAATCGGCGTGTGCGAGGATTTCAATATTTGTGCGCTCGATGATGTATACAGCAGCGCTGGCATTGTGTGAGGCCGCCGATGATCCAAGCCGGCCGCGCAGGGCACCTATCGTAAACCGATTATCACCTAGCGCCGTCACCGCACCGATCGATTGTATCTCCTGATCTACTACTAGCAACAGCGTGTTGTCAGACTGCGCGGCTGAGCTCTGAGCTGCAAGAGTTCCACTTATGTCGTATCCTTTGAGTGTGAGCGTGAGCGTGGCAGCAGATACATCCATAGCAGAGTCAATCGTCCCTGCGATCGCCCATGCCCGTGATACGTCATCTCCGATCTGGTCGTAGGTCGTTCCATCCTGCGAGTAATAAATGCGATAGCCTCGCGATGTCCCAGAGGGTCGAGCGGCCAGCACAATGACCTTCGGCGTGAGCGTCCCTGCCCACTCGGACGGCACCTGCAGTACCTTCGCATTTTCGACCGCGACTGGATCAGCTGGTTCAGGGCGCGCTGGCGCCGCATCCGCTTCAGGCACGTGGCCGATAGGAGATAAGCCGCGCTCTAGTTCGAGCTGTAATTCTACTTCATCCGCGCGTGCTTGATCCCTCCGAGAGGTTACGCGGTAGACCTGGCTAGACGATGAGGGCGAATATGTGAAAATAATCCTACCACCAGGCATCACGCCTCGACACTGCGATCGACGGACGGAGATTGAGCCAGTGCCAGCAGCGGTTCCGTAAAAGCTGGCAATCAGCTGGGCCTGTAATTTCTGCTGGTAAGACGTGATGAAGAACGGGCGTTCGTATGATTTTACACGATACTCTCGTAGACGCAGGCGTGCGGCTGTGTTTACTCCTATCTGGTAGGAGTCTTCCATTTCCCAATCTCGATCCGGGCCGGTTATCACCGCATCGGTGATGACGCTCTCATCATCCGGAGCCGGGTCGTCTAGCTCTGGGTCTTTGGTTAAATCGTGTAGAGTGATCTCAGTCAGTGTCGATGTGTCGATGTCTCCACGAGTAAACCGCCCAAGCTCGAGCTTCTCTCCGTTACGCCTCACCCACCCGTCGTACCCCTGCAGTACAGAGTCGAAGAACGATCCGAGCGAAGTCTTGTCCTCGACGTATATCGACTGATAGGCCACATGCGCTTCTGGCTCGACGACCCCATCGATCGTGACCGCCGCCGTCGTGTTTCTAATCGAAGTTGCAAGAGCCTCCGCAAGTGCATCATTAAAAAGGTTTGTTTGTCCATACCCGTAGAATGTATTCGAAACATACTCACATACGGCTGTGACCGGGTTTGCTCCTTCCCTCGTCCGCGAGCCATCCAGCGTTCTGTAAGTTGGTGCGCGTTCAAGAAGAACGCGAATGTTTGGGACAGAAGTGCTGGATGAGCACTTGAGCTTTTTTGCCTCAAGCAAGATCTGGCCACGGTAAAACGGGTGATCCTCACCAATCGAATTCAGCACTATGAAATCACCGGTCCCTGTCTCGGTCCCCCAATGTAAGCGAAAGATACCAGCATCGCACGTGAGGTTGCCGGTATGCTCTGGGTGCGTAGTTCCTCGAGAGATCCCTCCACCCGTGGTCCAGACGATCTCTCCGTTTACTTCGATCGCCTCGATGTAGTCAGCAGGTCCACACGCCACAAGGCCGGCAACGTCGCAATATGTCACAGTAGCTCCGCCCCCCCCCTTCCCTTTCCCTCCTCCGCCCGAGGACGTAGTAACAATGTTGTAGGGCTCCTTCACGCACCAGACGATAGGGAGCCAGCGGCGGCCCGTAAAATACGGGAGCGGTGTCGTCTGCTGTGCGGTATCGAGCTTCTTGGCTGTTATCTGCCCAAGCGATGTATCGGTCTCTGCTGTAGCTGTAGAGAACATGGCTAGTGCTTGATTGGTCGATACGCCGCGACGAGGTATCCCAGAACGCTCTTCCCTCGGAGCACCAGATCATAGCGTATTGTATGAGCGCCGCGCTTCTTGAGAGTATGGAGAATGTCGCCATCTCCCAAATACACACCCGAGTGGTGTGAAACTTTTTCCATCTTGAACATCAGTGCATCGCCTAAGAGTAGGTCGCGGATATCGACGCTCGGGATCAGAACGAAATTCGAGGTGAGTTCAGGCCATGTATCGAATGCCTCGATGAGTATGCTTTTCTCGTTATGCTGAGCCCAGTCCATCGCCTTGTCGGGCCACGACAGAGGTCCTATCACCCCGCAGGAGCGATACACATAGTTGAGCAGATGCACACAATCCATTCCGCCGAGCTCGCCCGGAGCCTCGCTGTTTGCGAAGAACGGAGTGCCGATAACAGTCTGCGCTGACTGGAATAGAAGTGCCTTGCGCTCGGGGGTGTCGAAAAAGGATGCGATCATTTTTTACCTGAGTTTGATGATTCGGCGGTCGGAAGACTTAACGAGTATACCGGAAGATTAGGATGGCCGCGGAAACGCGCCTTCCACCCGTCAGGGTCCAGCGCCTTGCACACAGCTACCGACCTGTCACAGATGCGATAATAGGTCACAGTCTGACCGGATGCAGCCTGCCGAAGCGGCCTATCGAGGGTGAATTGTTGGCCTCCGGTGACAGGCGCTGATGCGATAACCGTACGGGTCTCCCATGCGAGTCCGGTTCCGACGCAGATACAGCCAGGCGCGTAGGTGTTCTCAGTTTCTGTATCATCCGCCGAGACAACCACCGTTGTCCCAGATGCGGTCGCAAGCGTCCCTATCTTTTTGAATGCGGCAAGGTCGTGGCCGCATTCATTGCTGCAGAAGTCAGTGTTGCAACTTGGCCCGATCCGGACCATCGGCCCCTCGCGATCGATCAGGCCGCCGAGGAATTTCCCTTCCGCCGAATAGCGCCTACCGGTCTTCGGAGCCCTCGTAACGGTGCCAGCCCACACTAGCTTTTGCTGGTCTGGGTCGATTGGCTCTGTCTCGATCTCGTAGATACGCAGCTCAAGCTTCCCTTCCAGCACGTTCGGGTTAAACATCGCCAGCGGGTTGCCAGGGGATTCGAAAGAATTCAGCGTCACATCCTCGGTCGTAAGCGTGAGTCCAGAATTCATGTCCTCATGCTCCATAGGCGCTGGCGTGTAAATTCCGTCACCCGTGACTGTCATGGGCCGCCAGCAATTCGTGAAGCGGAAGGTGACAGGTTCCGGGATCGCGTAGGTGAATCTGTATAGATAGAGTCTCGGTGGCTGCTGCGGAGTCTCTCCTGATACGCCTGCGATCTCCCAGGGTACTTCGATGAGTTTTATCTCCGCCGTCGCGCTCTCAGTATCGACATATGAGATGACGAGCGCCTCATCATCGAATCGCACCATCGAGGAGTGCGGGGCATTCTGGGTCGGATCGCCAGGCGTGTACCAAAACGCTGAATCGAATGGTTTCCACGGCCCACGGCAGGCGCTGTAAAACCCTATCAAGGTTCCGATTTCTTCTCCAGAAAGCATCGTGAAGCCTGCCTTGCTAGTCCAGCGCAGTGCGCGTTCTTGCTGTCCGATCACCTGCTGACGAAGATATCCGATACGCTCAAATTCCAACTCACGCACTGGAGTTTCAACCGGAGCGTCGGACCAGTCAGGGGATAGCGCAGTCGGCCAAGTTCCTATTTCCATCGAAACAGCCGGGCCGATACGGAAGTCCCATGGAGAGTCTTCAGTAACAGTGAATTCACACGTTGCCGCGTCATCCCCGTCGCTCGGCCTGATAGGCGGCAGCTCCGTGATATGACCCACTAGCAACGGAGCGTAGGTATGGCTGCTGTCGAGCGTTGCACCGGCCGCAAGAATCGCAGGAGCAGTGAGGTCTATTATCCTCTGTGCTGCGTAGCATTTAGGGGCGGAATCTCCTGAGAATTGGTCCATCCATAGCGGATACCCGACCCATCCAGTCCCAAGCGTCGCAAGCATATTCCTGAGCGCCTGTGCTTCGGATCCTTCCGCAGAGATCCCGCAGAAAGCTGTAAGGAGCATCTGTTCGGCTTCCGGAACGCGGTCCTCGCGATCGGATAGTCCCGAGGTGACGCGAGCAGCGAATAAATGCGAAACAGACACATCCATACTCCAATCTGCCGGAGTCAGGAGGCAGATAATCGAGAGGCTATCTGAGTAGAGAATTGGAAATGATAATGACATGGACTAGACCTTACGTCCGAGTGCGCGCCGCGTGTCATGGTTGATCTTGACCACGCTCGTCCTGTATCGCGGATCTCGCTTGAGCTGTTCGATTGCATTGTGATTGCGGTAATCAACGAAGACGGTGCGCTCGGGGCGGGATTGAGACGATCCAGCCGCAGCGCCTGCAACGGTCTGCGCAGGCCGCGTGTAGGGTGTCGGCAGCGCGGCTACTACGTTCGAAAACCGGCCTGAATTGAGAGCATCGACGCCACTCTGGCCCAGCCAGGATGTTGCCCCGGCATTCAGCACCGACTCGGTGCCAGCCTCGTTTACCTGGATGAACTGGCGGCCTCCTCCTACGACGCCGCCCTTCTCGAATTTTGCCAGCGACGTGACTAGGGCGATCATTCCGGCGATTGATGCAGCGAATACTAGCGGGCCTGCAATCGGGCCAAGCTCCATGATGGAGCGGAAGACGCCGGCGATACCTGTCACGGCAGACTGCGTACCTGCTGCTGCGACAGTGACTCCGGTGCTGGCTGCAGACTCGGCAGCGACCGCCCCAGTGCGTGCCGCAGCACCTGCGGCGACGATCCCGGTCTTGGCGCTCTCTGCAGCTGCAGTCGTAGCCACGTCCTTTGTCTTAAAGAGGGACGACCAGATGGTCATGATTGTGTGCTTGAAAATCCAATCGGAGACCATCTGGCCAGCGGCATGTGCGAAGCCCTGTACGAGCCCGTTCCAGATACTTTTGAATTTGCTCAGGAGTCCTCCGCCCTTGGTCATCATATCCGATATGGCTGAGCCCATGCTCGTGCGCATACTGTTTGCCGCCGAACTCCACCCCCTGGCTACTTGATCCCCCCAGGTGCCGATCTCCGCCATCTGACCCTGGAGAGCACCCATCATCCCACTTTCCCCGCTCTGATAGTGCTTCGATGGATCCGCCATTGATGACACTGCGTTACGGCCTTGCTGTTCCAGTGTGGCCGGTGCTTTACCCCGACGCTTTTGATCGGTGCCGTGTTTGTTCAACTGATCGATAAGGCTGAGGACAGAGCCAGACTCCATGCCAGGGTTCTCATCTATGAGCGACTGGAGCGACTCCTTGAGATTTTCGATCTCATCAGCCTGCTCAGATATAAGCTGGTTCCGACGGGCCTGCTTTTCCAAGTCATTGAATTCGTGATTTCCATCGATATCAGCAATAGCATCATCGTAGCCCTTGATTGCCTGCTGCGCGTCGTGGATCGCCGATGTAAAGCCACCTGACGCGGCAAATTCCACCTTCTTGATTTCGCGCTCAAGGGCAGCAGTAGCGGCGGCCGCATCCTCGGCGGAAAGCGCCACTTTCCCGTTCGAATCATAGATGTGTGTCAGTCCCTCTATCTCTGAGATCTGCTCCTTGAATTTTGCAGTGGGATCTCCGACCTGGCGATAGGTACTCCCCTTCGCTGCCAGCGCCTCGTCCGCTTTGGCGATCGCTTCCTCCACCTTACGGCCATCCTCGATCTGCTTCTCAACGCTATCTTCGACTGATTTCTGACTGCCTTCAGACATCTCCTTCTTCAAGGACATGATTTCCGTCTTCAGAGCAGTAATACGTTTCAGCAGCGGCACCATCGAGGCCTGAGCACTATCAGCCTGTTCCAGGAGTGCCTCGAAAAACGACCGAGCCCCCACTCCAGCCTCTGTGCTCTGGACGCCATAGCTAGCCGCAGTATCCTGAGGCACCTTCCCAGACATATTGCTGATGTTGCCTCCGGTTGACTGCGTGACCCAACCAATACCTGACATCGCTTTTGTACGTTTCGCCTCAAGCTCATCGTAGATCTTTTTGAGCTGGTCGGCTTCCAGCGACAGCGACTCTATGACGGCATTCTTCGGGATATTCTTACGCGATGCATTGAGCGCATCCGAGTGGAGCTGGCTCATATCGGTCGCAATCTTTTGGGCGCGCTCCTCAATTAGCTTTGCGTACTCATCGGCTTGTTTCCACGCCGAGATGACAGCATCCACCACCCCACGAGCGATTTGGAATCCCGAACCAATACCGAGAGCGCCAAGGATGAGTTCAGCGCCGCTGAACTTTTTGCTCACTTTCCTCTGAAGCTCATCCCAATCTCCGCCAGCTGACCGTGCTCTATCCCCCAGCCTGTCTAGACCCTGAGTGGTCTGCTGGATGCCACTACCATCTGCCGTAGTCGTGAGTTTGATGTCAATCTGGGTCATATCAGATTTCCTTCCCTCCTTGCTTTTTCCTAAGCTCGTTTACCTGCGTTGTGAGTAGGTCGAGATCTAGCAGAGTACACTCGTCCAAATATTCAGCGGAATAGCCGGCATCTACGAGGTAGGCATAGAGCCCACCCATTAGCTCTTCGGGGTCGCAAACCCCCGCACGAGAGCCACGATGCCGGCATAAGAGTTTTTTGTTTTCTCATCCAAATTTATCTCGATCGCAGCGTTCACGAGAAGCAGCACATCGCTCGCATCGATCTGTCCGATCTCATCGGGTGTCATTTGCGTCGCATGTGTGAGCAAATGGATGACCATCTCATCGCTCTGCACGATGTAGCCCGGTATCTTTTCGAAAAGATTGGCTGCCTTCGGATTTTGCTCATCTCCTATCGCGAAGATATCTCGGAGAAAATCTCCAAGTGCCTTGATGAAATCCGTGGCCGCCTTCCATGACATGCGACGCACGATGATGATCTTTGGTGCATCTCCGACATATACCTCCACATTCTTGGTTCTCTGCGTGATCGTAGACATAATTTCTGTTTACTTAGGTTGATGATTTCTCTTTTTGCGTTGCGCGGATCCGATGGACAGTGGCCTTAACCTTGGCAGCCATGCCTGCCTGTTTGCTGGAAAGTGGATCGAATACCAGTGCATCGAGAGTTGCCTGCTCTTCTTTCGAGGCATTGGCCTTGGCCTGATCGAGTTTCGGGACGAGCACCTCGGCTACTTTGGCTTGCTCTTTGCGTTCGGCATGGGCCCATGACATCGCAATGAAGAATAGGATGATGAGCACGATAGCCCCGATGACGGCCCACTTATACCAGGATTCCCCTACGATCTGAGAAAGGCCGAACGCGATGCAGGAACATAGCATACAGAAGCCAGCTGCGGCCGCTAGGCGGCTTAGAGAGCCGATGAATAATCCGGCTACGACGAGGATTGCGGCGAGTGAGGCGAGTGCCACGGCTCCACGGTTGAGCCAGGTCTGCTGCTCGCGGATATTTTCGGACCTGACCTCATCGAGCTTCTTATCGTAGGCAGCGATTATATCAGTAAGGTCTTGTTTTGCCTTGGCCTTCAGATCGGCAAGCTCCTTGCCCTTGGCTTCGATTATCGCCTTAAGCGCATCTTGGGAAGCTTTGGCCCGGGCTGTAACTGCAGCCAACTCGGCATTGGCAGCCTGGGCAGCGCCAGTGGCATCTGTCACCAATCTACGAGCTTCCTCTGACTTACCCTCTGCGTTTGCTCTGGCTATTCGCTCTCCTATGAGCAGTTGCTCAGGATCAGGTTTTGCATCGCCGTTGTTCGCCTTGGCAAGCCTGATTGCGTCGGCTGTCGTAGCCTTCGGCGCGCCGTCTGGGTTTCCCCTGTTTGCCGTATCGGCCGTATCCAGATTAGCTGCTACACGCTGTCTCTGCTTTTCTGCAAGCTCCCTCTCATGTTCCGCTTTCAGCTTTGCATCAGCGGCAGTTGCCGAGAGCTCAGTAAGATCAACCGCTGGGTCCGCGACAACATACTTCTGCGGCTGCTCAGTAACGCAGCCAGACAGGAGCAATAAGCAGAGTGTTGCGATTACCAGTCTCACTTTCCGAGTTTGGTCTTGAGGATAGCGGCTTCAGCCTTGGCGGCTTCGAGGAGTTTGGTTCCGTTCGTCTTGAATCTCTGCGCGACGGCAGGATTATTGGCGGCGATGAAGATGCCCAGCAGCGTGAAGGCTGCGGCGAATACGGTGATGAGTGCGTACTGGATCATGGAGTTTCCTTTCGTTTTTCGTTGTTACATGACTGTGAAAAACGGTTTTGGCGCTTTAACCCCTTTTCCTGTCTGCGGATCAACCAGCGTCAGGCCATCCTCGGTGATCGCAGCGACAATTGCATGAGCAGTGGTTCTAGTAGGCTGGTAGCAGTACAGCCCAATCGCCGGACCCTGTCCGGAAATGTAGGAGTGCCAAGTGTCGGACTTGTAGCGGCGCTTTGCCCACGCGATGAAGTCGAGCGAGAAGTCCTCGCAGTCAGATTTTGCATCGTAACCGCCGACCTCGCTAAAATACCACCCGCGCCACTCATTGATAGCGGAGAGCAGCCAGGCCTCGCGCACCACTGCGTAAGAGGTATCAAGCTTTGCCCCTGGGATGTATGCACTCGCCTGAGCGGCAGTCACTGTCTGCCCGGTCAGCATCTCCTCATCATTGCGTGCGCATCCGGTAAGCGTATACAGGGCGAGGATTCCGATGAGCGCGCAAACGAAGAAACCTACCAGCCTGCAATCGAGCACATAAGTGCGCAGATACCAGCGCACGGAGTCAGGCACGCAGGCGCGCAGATATCCGCGCCCGGAGAATAAGAGTCCGACCAGGTGTTGGCGGATGCAATGCGCATTGAGCGCACGTTGGTCGGAGCGGGAGAGGATCATTTCGCAGCTCCTATTATGGCAGCCTTGATCCGATCACCATCTCCAGCAGTGAGCCCATCGAGCTGGCCGATGACTCGGCCCATGCCTGCGCCGATGAGCGAAAATCGGCCATCTGCAAAGACGTGAGCGCCGGTCGCGAGTCCGCCTTCGGGGAAGATTTCTGTGCAGTCGAGAGGCTCTGCGAAGGTCACGTCGAAGCCCTGCGGCTCACTGGGCTCACTCAGGACTTCCAATTCGGATACTGGTGATTTTTCTTCGCTCATGAGAAGAGGAGTTCGTAGGCAATGTCCCACTCGATCACATCAGTGGAGTTGGATGCCGCCCAAATGTTGGTGGTGTTTGTGATCTCGCCACCCGGCGCGATGGCGAGCTGCTTCCACGTGGTAGAGAGCGCCACGCTGGCGACGATCTGAGAGCCGCCTGATACGTTGCCAAGGGTCACGTTTGGCGTGCCTGTCCGGGCTCGAGCGCGCACGCGGACGATGTTTGCCCCGGTATAGATTATGGCTGCGCCGCAAAGCTGTTGATTTCCGTTTGTCGATGTCTTCGCACGGATATATGCGGTGGTTGCAACTGGCGGAAGCGACGGGGAAACGCCGGTTATCGGAATGATATAGTGTCTCCCAGCACCGGATACATCCTGTATCTGGAGCCCTACGCTATTCCAGTGTAGGTCCATTTCGGATGTTACGCCAAGCGCGATAAAGCTGCCGGTATTCCACACCAGTGACGGTGCCACAAACAGCACGTACACGCCTCCTGAGGCACCGGACGGAACCGTAAACTCTACAGTATTCGCTCCAAGATGGAGAGCCGAAATCGTTACATCCCCGGAAGGAACCGAGACCTTTACCCATCCTACATCCGTGCCGGTTCCGGTAGTGATATTTGCTTGTAGTCGATACTTCTCCCCGCCCTTGGCGGTATTATATAGCGAAACAACCCCGTAGCTGCCCGAGGTCGATACATTTACAGCACTCGCCGAAACGGTACCGGTCGTAGTCCCGGAAATCGTAGGGGTTAACGCCACTCCGGCCCCAACGCTCACATACACCCTTGCAGGAAGGTGCCCCGTAGCCACGCACGCAGTGCGTTCGGCAGCGGTGAGCGTAGTGTTGAGTTCAATAGGCCGGAAGAACCGAGTTCCAACTGGAACTCCTAACCCAAGATCACTCGCCTCACCTGAGTAGTCATAATTGTTTGCGTCTGTGACTATCCCGCAATCGATACCATCAATTGAATAAGTAACTATCCCGGAGATTTTCCTCGCTCCGACCATACACCATCGCCTAAGCGGCAGCTTGTCGGTGCTAGTCGAGAGAAGCGTACTCCCATTTTTTCCAACAGCAATATACCCTGCTGGCACAATAACCACCGTTCGGGTGCCAGGCGTATGTGCAATAGTCAGCTGTGCATTCCCGGTCGGATACGCAGAAAGATATAGCCAAACGAGGTATTCCCAGTCGTATGTTTCCTGGGCGAAAACTACCCCTCGCAGGGTTCCACCACCAAATTCGACTGCCGGTATACTTGTGCGCGCCGAAACGCGGGATTGGATACCAGCTGCATCGACAGAGGCCGCCGAAGCGGCAGCTTCGGAGGCTTTGGTGGTAGATATTCCGGCCTGGGTCGTCGACACACCAGCTTGCGTCTGCGCTATCGCTGATGCGCTCGCGGCGGCCAATTTATCCGCTGCTACGGTTTCCTTGTCGGCCGCCACCGTGGCTTTATCCGACGCAACTTGGTCAGCCAAAGTCTGGACTGTAGCTTTATCGCCGGCGACAGTGAGCTTATCTGCAGCCACAGCCACTCGGTCTGATGCAGTGGCCTGGGCATCGGCGTCAGCGGATGCCTTGAAAGCCTGTACGGTTTCCTTGTCCGCTGATACCGCCTGACGATCTGAAGCCGTGGCTTGGGCGGCGGCGAAGCAAGAGACTGCACTCTCGGAGGCGAGTTGCTGCGACTCGGAGGCTGCAGTAGGCGGCTCATCGCCCTCCATGTTCACCTCGCATTGGAGGTAGAAATAGGTCTGGGCAAGCGTTTGCACCTCGGTCCCATCCGCATTCGATACCTCGACTTCGAAATAAACACGGGTAGATCTCGAGGTCTCGGGAAGCGAGTCAATCAGCGCAACAATTTCGCTCGTATTCAGGCTGAGCGTACAACTCGCTACGGCACCATCCAGGGTATAGCCTTCGCTCTGCGCGAGCAGCACTCCCATGCTTGTATTCGCGCGCAAACCCAGCTTCACCGTCTTCCCGTTCGCGAGCAGCGACGCGGTGACATCCTCATCGGATGCCGTGAATACCACTTCGCACTGCATTATATCCCGCGCAGTCAGGATATTTCCAATAGATGTAGATACGAGCTTACCTGCATAGTAGCGGGTAACAACCCCTGTTGTGATCTCGACTGAGAAGCGAGTCTTCATGGGTCAGAGTCAGGGCCAGAGTCAGGCGGAGACTCCGAGGAGGGTGCCCGTGTTGAGTGGCGAGTAGAGGAGGTTGAACACTAGCGGAGGCTGCGGGCCCTTGTCGCCGCTCGTAACATTGCCATCGAGCTTGATGCGCGTGTAGGCCTCCAGAGAGACGATCTTCCCGGCGTCGGTCTCGAGCTCGAGCTTCAGCCAGCCTTTAATCGCCTTCTTGCGACTCAACGGCCGGAAGGTGTGGGCCGTCGTACCTGTCGGAATATCATGGCCGAAGACGAGCGCGTTGACCAGGTCGCTGTACTCTTCGAGTTTCAACTTCACATCGAGCTTCCGCTTCGACTCGATGACGTCGTAGAGCTCGATGCCGCCTCCGACGTTTTTGTAAATCTCGCGCTCCGTGCCGATCGAGGGAGTGAGCTCCGAGCCTTCGGCCGTGGGGCCGAGGTCGGCGTAGGCTTCAGTGGCGGGCTTGGCGGCGCGAGTGATGGTGGCGCTTTCCGGGACGAAAAACGCATTGGTGCCTGGGATGATTGCTTGTGGGATCATGGTGGGTTTGGGTGGAAATTACTCCGCATTCTTCTTCGCGTTTTCCAGCTCAAGGGCATGCACGCGATCGTCGATCCGAGTGATCATGGTACGGATGTCATGCATCTCGGAGCCATTGCTCCTCAGCTGCTCAGCGAGCTTCGCGAGAAGCTCTCCATTATCGATGGTCTTGCGGGCTACATAGGCGAGGACTGGCAGCGCGATCGCCTGGAGGATTCCGACAAGGATGACGATTTCTGTGGTCATTCGATGGGGGTCTGAATGTTGACAGTGAAACGAACAGAATTGGTGAGGATACCGTCGTCTGGGACGATGCCCGAGAGATCCTGTGCCGGCTGAATGCCTTGCGGGTTGTTACAATCGCATCCTCTGCCGACGATAGCCCCTATGATGGCGTCGACCCCCTCATCGGGGTCGATCATTGCCACCTTTGGGTTCACCGCAGGATTCAGGCGAAGGAACACAGAGAAGCTCGCGATGCTGGATACAAGTTGGCCGCCTTTGTTTGCGATCAGCTCTCTGGATAGTAGTGGGGTGACTGCGAGCACGGCGCCCTTGGTCCGCAGCTCTGCCTCCTGCTGCTTCTCGAGCTCATCATCTCCAGGCACATTGTAGATAGCCTTAATCTGTTTGGCGGCGAACAGCGCATGCGACTCAAGAGAGGCACATACCAGGGTTTTGACGTCGGAGGATTTCATATCGCGTGGTCCCCCAGCCCGAATGCGCGGGCAACGTCATCCCAGTCATCTCCCAGCTTGCGGGAGAGATAGACTTCGGTATCCAGAGAAACGGCACGGATTGCTTCAAGGACGATACCAGTGCGGTCTCCTACCGCCGCGAGACCTGAGGTGAACCCCTCGATCTGAGCGCTGTCATCATTGAGTGTGACACGCGACATCAGCTTACCCGAGCGCGACTCCTGAGTGTACACTTCTGAAACTAGATCCAGCCTGGTCTTGTTATCGCTGAGCACGCGCTGACCTCCGCTGCGACTCCATCTTTTAAGTAGAAACGAAGCTGCGAGAACTCCAATGCCCGACTGGCGACCGCTGAGCTCACGCCAGACCTTGAGTTGGTAGCTGCTGAGCTTGCGGCCGCGACGATCGACGACTGGACCTGTGCCCTCCGCACTGCCGCGCAACTTGCGGAGGATTATGCCTTCGCCCTGGCGGGCGCGGCGCCGCATCTCCGAGAAGGCTACGCCGCGGCTTTGCATGGCGCCTTTGCTGGATCCGCGCCACCGGGCAGCACGATAGCCCTGGTATAGTTTGATGCGAAGATCGTATGCCTTCTTGCGCAAGAGCTCGGCCAGCGACAAGCGCCCCACCGACATGTAGACGGTAAGCGCCTTTGATAGGCGCTTTAGCTCTTTTTCGCCTGAGATATATTGGCTCACTGATCGAGGCAGATAAAGGTGAGATTGGGCCAGGCAGCGTAAATGGACACTGGCTCGATGATGCGGAAGCGCTTCGAGGCTCCATCCTTGAGATAGTCACCCTTGGTCGGAAGGCGGCCGATAAATTGGGAGACGGGCGCTTGAATTGTAACCCGCTTTTTGAAGCCATCTCCCGGCTGATTATCCTCGACACCGGTCGCCGGCACAAGGAAGGCCTTGATGGCCGTCGATGAGCCATCTGAATATTCCGCGATGAAATCAGCGCCGCCGTGCCGGGCGATGCTATCCATCTGCTTGCTCATGGCGACGCGGTCCATTACTTGGCTTTCTTTTCGACGGCCTGCTTGGCCTTCAATTCTTCCATACTCGTGGCCAAGGTATCGCGCTCTTCGAGGAGTTCCCTGACCTCAATGTGTGTGCGTGCGAGATCGCGTATTCGGAGGTCTCGGGCCTTATCGCGCTGCAGTTTGGATATTTTTCGGTCCATATATTGCTCCTTTGAAATTTGCCCGAGGCGGGCCGATGACTCCCGCCCCGGGCGTTCTGATGCGTATCCGCGAGGGGAATATGTTAGCCGTTGGTGCGGATCTGGACCATGCCGACAGCCTCGACATCCTTGATGCCGAGAGCCCAGTTGGATTCGGTCGAGAGTTCCACGTCAGAAGCACTCTCGCCTGCGGGAGTGCCGATCCACTTCGCGCCATTCGGGTGAAGAATAAAGCGGGTGCGATCGTACAGCGTGAGATTGTTCTTGGCAGCATCGCCGTCCATGACCAGCGATGCGGTATCTCCAATCTGATTCGACTGAGCCTTGTCGCCTGTGGCGACAGTGCCAGGGGCCATGAGGTAGGTCGTGTACACCTTGCCGTTCGTCGCGCCGGAGCGGACGAGCAGGTTCGAGGTAAAGAGCCTCATGCCCTTGTATACCTTCATGACCAGCTTACCCTGCGAGTCATAGACCATCTGGATCTTGTCCTGCTTATTCAGAGCAGCCTCAATATCGGTGTGACAGGCCATGCAGCCGCCGTTTTCGAGGAGCCCCTTCAATTCGCCCAAGCCTGCCGCAGCGTCGATGATCAGATCGGAATCAATGAGCTGATCGGAGGTGGCGCCATCTCCGCTCTCATCGAAGTGGTCATTACGCAGAGGCGCGAACGCACCGGCAGCAGTCGTACCGAAAAGACCGGCAAGAATCGCCAGGAGGATGCACTGACGGTCATAATTGCGATCGTCGGCGACCATACTGGAGATAAAGCCGACAGGGTCCTGGGAGCCCCGGGAGCGGGCCAGGGCCGTGCTTCCGTGCGTGAGCACGCGTTCCAGCATCGGAGCGATCTGCTGGTAGGTGCCGATCTTGTTTACGGCAGGCGCGGTACTTTCCTTCTGAATCTCCGAACGGGTGCGAGATGGGCCGAAGGAGTCCAGCTTCACCGTGCTGCCGGCGCCAGAGGCAAAGGCGTCATAGGCCGGAGAGCGAAGGACGATTGGGGAGGTTATCAGCGAAGAGCCGAGCTTGGAGCGCTGCGCGACAGCGGGCGTCGAGATCTCGGGCACGAATACGTCGCCGATGGAGGTGTATTGATCAGGCATGGTAGGATGCGATTTGGTTTACTGAGGTGAGAGGATGCCGACTGAGTCCGGTTATTTTATGCCGGCGGCGGCCTTGAGTGCCTTCGCGCGTGCAGGATCGGCCTTGAGGATGCAGGCCTGCTCCGTGAGGTTTTCGGCACCCTGTTTCCAGGGATTTACCTCTGTGCCCGTTGCGCCTTCGGACGCGGCTCCGAGATTGATCTGGCCAGAGTAACCGCTCTTTCCGAGTCCCTCGATCTTGGTCTTGAGATCGTCACGCTCCTTGGTGATCGTGCCAAGCTGAGTCTTGAGATCGTCACGCTCCTTGGTAAGCGTGCCCATCTGAGTATTGAGGTCGGTGAGTTCCTGTGCGGCCAGCTGGGACTCGATGGAGGAAAGTGTCACACTCTCCGGATTGTCGGCCTTTGCGAGGATCCCGAGGGCCTTCTGGACCTTTGCGGGTTCCGCGGAAAAGCGGGTTTTAATTTCCTTGATGATGCTCATGGTAGAATCTGTGTCTCCCTTATGGGCGAGCGGGTGTAATGCGGTTTGGTCCTGTCCCCTCTGTTTGCCGCCAAACCAGCGCTTGAATGCGGCGAAGAGACCATCCGTCGCTGCGCCGTCTGAGACGAAAGCCGCGGCGAATGCCTCGGTGATGCGCAGGGTCGGCAGTCCCTCATTCAGCAGTTCGACGTCCTTGGGACGCTCAGAGAACTCCGTGCCATCCTGCGCGACGAAAACGGCATACCCCCAGATCTCGACAGAGAGCGCGATGAGATCTGGAGTGCGCTCTGCGATTTCCATGAGAAGGCGGTAATCGTCTTGGTTCGATTCCTTGTAGGCGTCGAAAAAGGCGAAGCTCTTCGCCACGGCGGTGCCATTCACATCGGCGATTCCCTCGAAGTATCCGATGATGGCCAGCTCTCCGTCCTGCTCTGTCCATGACCAAGAGCCGGTGGTAGGCCCATCGTGCTTATGCGTAGCGTAAGCTTTGAGCCGCCCCCCGCGCGCTTTTACCGCAGCGACAAATGTCTCTACAGTCTTCTTATCGATGTAGAGACCGTGCCCTTTGGCTTCACGACCGGAGCACATCAGCTCGAGGTCAGACATGGTGCCAGCCTGGCGATCGGTTTTGAATGCCTGCGGCGTAGCCGCGAATTGGATTTTCTTTGATTCGTTCATTTAGTGACGGGGTCGGTGGAATTATCGGGACTCGGGTCGGAGCCTTGCTGGGTTGTCTGCGCGGCGCCCTGCACCTGTTCGCCAGGCAGCCGGCCGCGGTACAGGAATTCGACGGGGACGATGACAGCATCATTCCCCTCGCCCTCTTTCAGGAGTCCGGCTGCCTCCTGGAGCTTGATCCAGAGTTCACGGCGTGCGGCGAATACCTCTTCCGCATACAATCCCTTCTCCTCCCAGATATCCGCCAGTGAGTTCTCGCCTGAATCGAGGCGGATCTTGTTGCTTCGCGCTTCCTTCTCGGGATCCAGCACTGAGGTCTGGCGCCACGCCCATTCGATCATGTCATGATCGTAGCCTGCGGGCAGGTTGCCGAGGAGCGTCTCACGCTCGCTCTGCCAGCGCTGCAGCTTATCGAGGCACTTCTCCTGCTTGAATGCTATCACATGCCGGCGCCGCGAGTTCCACTGCACGCCGAGTCCCTTGAAGCCGGAATAGTTTACATCGCCCAACCCCGAAAACCACAGCTCGACCGGGAGCCCAACCGGAGATGATACAGCATGGAGCATGATCATGATCAGCTCCTTGTAGTCGCTCGCATCGTACTCCGACTTTAGCAGCGTGATCTTCTCTCCAGGGTTGAGAGATACAAATGTGCCGGGTCGCAGCTCGACCACTACAGGATCCTTTTCCGCCGCATCGGCAGCATCATCGCCACCCTCAGGTCCTACGTCATCCGTCAGGCCAGGCAGGATTTCTTTGCCGCCGCGTTCTGACTCAATGAATCCAGATATGCTGTTTGCATCCTTTATCTGCTTGGTCTTGGAGCGGGTTATCTCATGCAGATCATGCGCAGGTTTCAGTGAGGCCAACAGCCAAGGGAGTCCACGGCCCATCAGGACGCGATTCTTGTGGAATATGTGGAGGACGTACTCTGCAGATACCAAGGTGCCCTGTTCGTACGAGATCCCTCCTCCTGGAAGCGTTTTTCCGAAGCGATAGGAGACAGGGTTCCCAATATCGTTGTACACGACACCATTGACTTCTCCACCAGTCAGTGAGCCGGAGACTTGTTGAGCAGCCGCAGATCCGCAAAATTCACTTGGGATCAGCTGCACCTGTCCATTCGCCAGCTTCACTATGAAAATCTCTCCGGCAACGAGCAGCTCCAGATCGATGAGTTCCTCGACCGAACGCAATGAATCGCCGGAAGGGGTGATACTGCGCGACCATCTCCACCAGCGGGCATCCTTGAGTGCGTTGTACTTTTTATCCGGAGTCCGGCTGCGCATGTTGCTCGCTCCGATCGCCTCGGGGTACTTCAGAAATAGGCCCTGCAGGTATGGATTATTTCGTACCTCGCGACGAAGGCGTCCCAAGGCAATGAGTCGAGTGCATGACGAAAACCAGTAGTCTTCCGGGCAAGTGCTGAGGAACGAGCCATAGTCGCTCTCCTTTGTGGTTGCCGCGGCATCATAGTATGCGCTGAGCCGTACAGTCTTGGCTGGCTGTTCGATGGTCGCCATGGTCAGTCCATCCTCGTTTGCGCTCGCACCGCCTGGCTCTGGCATTTGCCGCCAAGTCGTGCCTCCAGTACGCGGATATCGCGCATGAGCTCGCGCTCGCGATCACGGGCGCGCTCGTAGGAGATCTCAGTGACAGTTGTTCCGCCTGTCGTCCAGGCGGCGCCGTTATTCTCATGCCTTGCGATGGTGCCACGCACGCGCGTTAGCGTGGTGCGCAACCTGGTCAGCCTCTCATCGATGGTTTCTCCGCCGTACTCCGTAGGCATACACCTATGGGCGAGCGGGTGTAATGCGGTTTATCAGCGGTCACTATGTTTGGGTATCTCGGCACATTGGGTTGATGGAGACTCGTAGATGGTGAATCCGAGGAATGTCTTCCCATCGTAAACCTCGGCGATTCGCTAGCCGGCCGTGAGGCTTGCGCTCTGCTTCGTCTGCCTGCCTGTTTTCTTTCCTGCTTACAATATCCTGCACGGTTGGCTCCGATAAACCCTGCCCGCGCAGTAAGTCGCCGTACCCGCACGCACTCATGTGCTGCATGAGCGCGTCCTTCAGGGACGCAGCATCGACCGCCCTTTCGGTCCAAGGGCAGGCGATCAAATCAAGGTCAGTAACGACGGATCCATGAATAGCCAATGCATACCCGTGCTTTTGGGCAACGTCACAAAGCCCCGGATACATACAGGCGAAGGCAGGAGCTATGTTTGCGGCTTTCATGGTTCGTTCACTGGGTAGCGGCAACTTCGAGATCCTTGGCTTCGCGCTCCAACTGATCCGCATGATCGCGGCATCGCTTCGCAGCAAAACGCTTCTCATCGGCATCGGTCTTGGAGAACATCTCGTGAAGCGCGGCCTCTATCGAATTTCCGCATCCGCCCCCGTCGAAGAAATTTCCAACCTCGAAGAAGCCCCAAGTTTTGGCCGAAGCATTAAATGGCTGCAGCGGCTTCCTTTCGTGCGTGACCTTGAGCCGGATTTCGAAGGTGCTATGGTGTGGATTCGCAGCTTTGTGTGCTTGGCATACTTGGCCCAGTGCAGCGATGCCCGCTTCAATGGCCTGCTTTTGTTGCTCGGTGATTTCGTATCGATTGATTTTCTTTTTCACGTTGGTTCCTTTCGTTGTTTGTTCAGAGAGTTGCGAAATGGATTAGGTTTTCTGCAAAAACACACCCACCCATGACAGGTTTTCTTCAATGGCTTCCCGCACCTAATGCAGCGTAGCGCAGGATGCTCTTTCTTTGACGTGAAGGGTTTCATTTTCGTTCTGAGATTAGGCAAGAAGTGCGGGTTGGTGTTTCATTTCATCCCTGCTCCACGCGGCCAGTTCGGGCACATTCGCTCGCACGAGAGCCGCGGCCATCGGCGGGCATACAGAATTTCCGCACATACGCACCTGGGCGCTTTTCGTGAGGGTCAACCCTTGCTCCGGCGTGTCCCCGATTATGTAGCTCTCGGGAAATCCTTGAGCGCGGTAAAGCTCGCGAGGTTGCAGCATGCGCATCCCGATATCTGTGATCTGGTATTTTTCGCCAGCTACAGTCACTAGCCCGAAGCGGTCTCGAGCCGTCACGGTATGCATCGGACTCTCTAGGTGCGGGTCCTGGTCGGAGCCATAATATTTCAGAAGGAAGGCCTGGATAAGGCCAGTCTTTCCTCCGGCACCATCGGCCATTATGGTTCCAAGTGGCGCTTGTATGTCGGCCGCGGTAGCCGTGCCGAATTGGCGCATGAGCGTAGCAGCCACAACAGCGTGATGATCCTTAGCGGTCACTGTGCTCATAGAGTCCTCACAGCTCACACCCGGGGTCTCGTGACCGCCGTAATGCTTGGCAAGAAAGGCCGAGACGAGCGCCATATGACCTCCCTTGGTCTCGGCGCAGATAGTCCGCAACGGCTCTTCGGCGGGCATACACCGAGGACTTGATGCATTTGCACATTCAGTAAACATAGGAGCAACCAAAGCCATCTCGCCTCGATGTGCGCCCGTTACGGTGCGCATTGGCTCGTCGACTGAATAGGCTCGGTCTCCGCCCTGATGTGTGAGCGGAACGATGAATGGATTCCTTGCGTTTACGACGTAGCGCATGACCCCCTTGGCAATTCGGCGAAGTGTGGCTTCGGCAAGCGGGCGCTCACGGGCGAAGATCGAAGAGCATGGAATCATCCAGTCGATGCACTCGGCTGCTGTGCGGTACGGCTGTTTTGTGCTCGGGCCGTGCGTAGGAACCGGCCAAACAATCGGCTTTCTGTCGCAACGTGCGATTAGGAACAGCCGCTTGCGAAGCGTAGGGGCGCCATAGTCGCATGCTCGCAGTTCTTTCCAGTCCACCTCGTAGCCGCGGCGACGAAGAGCACCGACAAAGCAGCGGAAGAACCACTGCTTGCGCCATGTGCTCACCATGCCGTCCGCTTTCACCGGACACCAAGTCTGAAACTCCTCGACGTTTTCTAGCATGACAACGCGAGGCCGAACCGCCTGCACCCACTTGAGTGCGATCCACGCGAGACCTCGGATTTTTTTGGAGCGCGGCTTGCCTCCTTTGGCCTTGGAAAAATGCTTACAATCTGGGCTAAACCAAGCGATGCCAACCGGACGGCCTCGGCAGGCAGTAACCGGGTCAACATCCCAAACACTTTCGCAGTAGTGTCGTGTCTGAGGATGATTTGCCGAATGGAGAGCTACAGCTTCGGGGTCGTGGTTGATCGCAACGTCGACGTGTCTGCCGAGCGCAATCTCGATGCCCGTGCTCGCTCCGCCACCGCCGGCGAAGTTATCGACGATAAGCTCGTCTGAAAGGTCTAGTGAAAATTGGGGTCTAATCATGATAGTAAGATAGTAGGTACGCCCGCGGGTTCGTTCTAAAGTGTGGCGCACAGGCTCCAGTCGAGGCACCGCTGGAGCATAGGGCATCAGAAGCCCGCTGCCTTTGGACACCCGAAGATCCCACTGTGCATAAATATGCTTGTATGTTTTACTACGTTAATTTTGGTTTATTCCGGCATAAAGATAGTTGGCGTCGGGGCCTGGCGCGGCTCCGGCGCCTTTTTGCTGTATCTTTTTGAATCACCCCCGACGGCGAAGGAGGTAGCCAGAAAGACCTCATGCTGCAGGCGCAGGGAGAAAATCACCTGGCAGAGCTCAGATGGCGTCGCAAACGAGGTGTCCCCCTTTTCGACATAGTCATTCATCACCTTCGCGATGATATCGTTTTGACGTTGCTTGTTAATGAGTCGCATACCTACCCCTTGTTTTTTTAGTTATCTGGTAACTTCCACGATGCGCCGACTGGTCTGGCTGGCCTGGTCATGACCGCTCTTCGCGGCCGTACTTCGGCTCTTCAGAAGGACCCAGTACAGCGCCATGATATACACCTCGCAGTCGAAGTAGTGATTGTTGCCTGTTCTCGAGCGCCACTCAAATGGAGGCTTGCCAGCGACCCGGCGCTTTCGAGGGACACGGCGTTCATCGAGGAGCTGCTTGTAGTATTCGCGCCGTTCCGCGATTTCCGCTTCAGTGGCCGCCAGAGGCAGCTGGTACACGAACCAATTCGGGATATCTCCAGAAAAGCGTTTCTCCAGTTCGACCTTGAATTCATATGCTGAGATAACCAGTTTACGGATACAATGTCCGTGGGCTTGGAGCTTTCCGCCAAGATAGACATTTGCCTGTTCCAGCCTCACAAGCTCCTTGGCTTGATCAAATGCCTCAGCGCCATACCAGCCACGGCCCGACCGGAGATAGATCTGCTCCAGCGCCTCCGCGCGGCGATCCTCATAGTTAATGTCACCGATGATATACGAGTGAGCCGATGGCCATATCCCGTGATAATCATCTTGGATTTTTTCCAGATCACCCCAGCTAGGAGCATCTCCATGATCGACCAGGTATGTCCTGCCCGTGAGATCACAGGCTCTGACCACATAAGGGAGCCGATTGCTCTGCACATCGAATCCGATGATGATGAAAGCTGGTATAAATCCATCTGGAACAGATCCGCGAATGTAGCTTGCCTCTCGAGCGGAGAACTTCTCGACCGTGACGTCCGATATCTGATCCTTCCACGGCATGCCCATGCGGCTATTCCAGAAGTCTTGGCGATCTGAGTAGAAGCCCGTGGTGCGCGCCGATAAGAAGTCGACTGCCAGAGAGCCCATAGTATTCGTCTCAAGCGGACCATACAGTCCATTCGTTAGGAATGATACCCAGCCAGGCTCGCTAATCTGACTAGGAACCCAGCGAGCGCGGGTATCATCCATGATTGCGACCAGTCGCTCGGCATCCGATAGGCCTGTCCCTAGCGTGCCGTCAGGATCATGCGCCGAGCAATCGACTCTTGAGCAGGAGTAGCGAGCCGATGCCTTTACCCTGGCTAGATCCCATTTGCCATTCTCTAGTTTTGCCGATGGGTCCCAGCGCACTCCGTCCCACACCAGCTCCTGTAACTGTCCACACCGCGGGCAGGGTACGTGCCGGAAGCGCATATCCCCTCGGCAGGCGAATTGCCAAGTCGGACCCTCCTCTATGGTCGGAGTGCATGACCACATGTGCTTCCTGGTCCTGAAGGACTCCGTGCGATGCCGCGCCAACTCGGGGATCGACGCCTCCTTATCCGATGAGCCCTTCCACTTATCGAGTTCGTTGCCAAACAATCGCTCAACAGTATCTCCCGCTACCTGCGCCTCTGAATTGCCTCCCACCATGGTGAAGGCAGCCCCGGGAATAAGAATAAAGGATTCCGTGTTATATCTCCGATCCCTCGGTACTCTCGCACGGAGGCATTCGTTTGCGTTGATCATCGGTCGGAGCTCACGCTTCATCACCTGCTTCGCCTTGTCTTCGGTGGCGTCCACCCACATTGATGGCGCTGGACTCTTGGCGATGGAGACCGCCAGTGCCATGCGGAGAAGAAAGGTCTTCGAGGAACGAGTGGGACCGACGTAGACGATGTCCGTCACATCCGGATCATTCATTATATCCAAGATCTCCCGCAGCTGTGGACGCTTCGCGAAGCTCACACGCCCAGGCTCGGACTCCTGCTTGCCGTGTGGCAGGAATATATTGCGCTCAATCCACTGCGAATTGCTCAGACGCTCCTCCAACCTCCAGAAGGATCGGATGTACTCATGCGCAGTTCTGACGGATTGCATCATAGGTTTACCGTTGCTGCCTCAATTTCCTTGGGCATGCGTTGTTCGATCGCCGACATCTGGGCAAAGATCTCATCGACGCCGGCATCTATGGCCTTGCGCGCCAGCTCTGGATCTCCTGGGTTTGCGGCCTTTGCGATCAATTCACCCAGCTTAAGCAATCGCGTGCGCAGTGCCTGGAGTTCGCTGCCAAGCACATCGAGCACCGGTGCCAACGGGAGCAATTCCCGCAGCTTTTCCTGCTGTGTGATGAATTCGTCCCGCGCGGCGGCGGCGGCCTTCATCGACTCGTGCCAGTTTTTGATCGCCGCCGAGATCTCCGCGCTATTCCCCCTCGCGACTGCTCGCAAATACGCTGCGTGGGCGATCTGAGGCATTGCTTCGCTCTGCCGTATCATGGTCTGCAGGAAGTCTGCCCCACCCCCCCCCACGATCTCACGCATGAGCTTTTGCAGCTCCTCGATGCTCATTCCTGTTGAGGTTGTGTAGGTAGAATCCGCGTTTTTTTTCTGACCCTCTGTTTCGCGCTTTTGGTTGCCAGGCTTAGGCGGCGCATGCACCGCTCGCCATGTATCGGCTGCTTGGAGTGTGTCGAAGGATGGCATTCCTTTGTCTTGGGCGAGTTTCGTCAAATATGACCGACTAACACCCCAGTGCCTTGCCAGATCGGCGTTTCTAAGCGGTTTTTGTTCTCCAGGCGTTAACTGCAGCTGGTCAGAGTTCACTTGGAGGCCTTTTGTTTACTTAATTTCGAACACTTCACACGCTCCGAGGGCTCGGGCCGTTCCGGAACCTGGTGGGTAGTGGGATGGGGGGAGGACCCAGACCCCCGGGTGGTGGGCAAGACCTGCCGGCCTGAGATCTCGGCGCGCACGCCAGCCAGGAGCTTGCGCCAGTTGTTCTCAGACATGCCTAGAGTCTTGGCCACCTGCTTTCCGTCCAGGCCGTGGAACAACTCAGGTGCAAGGACGAACGCCAGCGCACACATACGACGGTATCCAGCCTCGAAGCGACGCATGCCACCATAGCAGGAGCGCTCGGGCAGCAGGCTGGCAAAGAGTTTGCGGAATATGTCTCCGGCTGCAGCGCCATCGTCGGAAGCTGCATCGTCGCTGGGACCATCCATGGAATCTCCGGGGTGGCGCCACTGGGCAGCGGCCTCCTGGTCTACGCGATGCTGCATCGCTTCATAGCGCTTCTGAGCCCATGCCGGGTAATCTCTCACGCTGCACCTCCCATCGGGCGACGGTTGCGACGGTACGCGACGGTACGCTGTTTTCGAGGAATCAGCCGATTCTCATAGGAAGCTGTGACGGTTGCGACGGTTGCGACGGTACTTTTATAGATATTACATGCGCAAACACACATACGCGCGAGCGCGCACGTAATACCTCCAGATCTACCGTCGCAACCGTCGCTCCCGTCGCGCCCCTCTCTGTCGTTTGGCGTGTTTCGCGATATTATCTTACCGTCGCGTACCGTCGCAACCGTCGCAGTCATGATGCACCTCCCACGAGATCCTGCGGCCGTGGTCGAAGAATCCAGGTCTTGGACGTACGTTTGATTTCCAGCCGACAGAACTCCTCGCCAAAATGCTTCGTGCATAGCCTCAGGCGTCGCCCTAAGTATACTGGGCTTGGCACTTCTCTGCGTTCATCGGCGGATAGCCTCGATGCATCGTTTTTCTTGAGGAGCTCGTCCAAGTCCTTGGCCGTACCCCGCCATTCCTTACGCGGGATCCACTCGGCCGCAGTATCCTCGCTGCACCGATACTCCGAAAATACTACCCGAGATCCAACGATAAGATCCCAGAGACGAGTGTGCGGCGATAGGTCATGTAATTCCGAAACGATCGCAGGGTGATGCCAGTGCCGCACGACGAAGCGCCCCCCCGACGCATGCGACGGTATCTTAAACTCATACAACAACCAGAAAAGGAACGCGGGCAGCTCGCCGCGGATGCGGTCACGGTATGCTTCCTTCTCCTTGATCGTGCGCGTAGGCATGGGAGCTGGCCAGCACGCCTGCTCCGCAGGCGTATCCGCTGTGATCGGCTCCTTTGGAGCCGGGCGGGCATAGCCTTTGAGAATGATGAGCTTATCGTCTACATCTCCATCGAGAGGCGGCAGCACCTGGATGCCCTGCAAATTTACCAACACCACCAACCTGCGCAGCACTTCTACCGCAAACCCGTCTTTGTGCATGGCCCGCAGTCGCACCTCATTGTTCGCTACAATTTTCTTTACCTCGGCTCCGAATTTCTGGCGCAGATCGAGGCGCGTATCTGCCTGGTTCTCGTCATCCACGAGTTGAAGTACGGCCTCCACTGTATCTCTATTGAAATTGTCCTGGCCTGTCATAACCGCGTAGGGCTTGGCAACACGGCCGCCGAGCGACCAGCGCAGGAAGAGAGCGAGGAAGCTCTTTCCGCAGTTGGGCTCTCCTGCCATAGCGAGCATGAGTCCTGGATCGGTGCGGCCGCTATAGAGGCACTCCAAAGCATGCTGGAGCCACCCAAAGAAATACGGGCGCTGGTCATACGTGACGAAGTTGCCTTCGTCATCGGCAACTTCCTTCCCGATCAGCAGGCCGTCGATGAATGCGGTGATCATAGGAAACTCGCCCTTCTGCGGGTCGATCAGTATAGGGTCTTCCGTGACCAGCAGCGTGCGGCCTGTCACTCGATGTAAGCCTGCCTTGTACCCTGCAAGCACGCCTGCGTATGCTACTCGCTTCTCTTTTTCAACGTAGGACAAGACCTCATCGACCTGAGAAATAAGCTCGCCTGACTGGACGTTCGGCTTGTCTCGCTTGCCTAGCTTCTTCAAGTGACGACGCATGCCATCAGTGCCGAGATCAATCCAGCTTCCACTCGTATTTTTGAGCCAGTAACTTCGCGTGGCTTCATCGTACCAATAGTCATCCAAGCCATCCTGCGTCTCAAAGGGATCTGATTCCTGGTCGCTCATGCTTGAGCCCTCCCGCGCAAAAGCCCAGTCGCATCGATGCGAGCAAGCATCTGCTGCTGGGTCGGTTTCTTGGCTTTGAAGTAATCATTGAAGTCTTTCCCGTGCTCAGGCTTCAGCCATGATATCTTGATCTCTCTGCAACCGACTGTACGCAGGCGTTCAGCGAGTGATGGAGGGCATATCTTCCCAGGGGCTGCAGTGGGGATATCGCGCCAGGCGGATCCAGCGCGATCGTTGTCCGCAATCGCCCATACACGCGGAGCCACGCGTCCGAGCCACCGCCACCACCCTCCCAAGAAAGCCGAGACTCCCTGGACGCCTCGAATCCCGATGACCGCAACACCATCAGGAATCGACGTATCATGGAACCAACCACAGGCGCCGAAAAGCGATATCGCGTCCCATTGGCCTTCGAGCATGATGAGCAATCGGGTGGATTGTAGGTCGCCGAGCACAAACGGCTGAGGCGATATCATCGCCGGCCTCTCTTGCAGATCCAGGCCGAGGCTCTCCGCATACTGCACTAATGAGCGCTGAAACTCTGACCGCCAACCCGGGCGAGGTATCGCCGGCACGAAGCGCCATTTCTTCTCCGGTGGCTGACCTTCCTTGGTGATGACAAAGCGCTGATGGTATCCGGTCGGTATCAGATCCACTGCAGAGCCGCGGATCTGCGGCCAATCGACGCGGAACGCGATCTGCCGACGGGCACCATTGCCCTCCACATCGAACATCGGTTCCAGTGGCATGCTGATGAGCCCCTGCTCGAGGAGTTCCCAAACCCACTCCTCTGGCCATCCGCGATCGATGGCCACCTTGCGCACACGCTCTGGCTCGCGCCGCATGGCTTCGATGCCATCCTCAAAACGGATGCGCACAAAATCAGGCCATAGAGGTACAGCCTGCAGTTCAGGGGGACGCAATGCCTCTTCCCTGGCCCGCCAGAGAGCCTCTTCCGCCGCCTGCTTGCGCTCTCGGCGCTCGATATTCTGCGCTGCCTTAACCAGTCGAGGGTCTGCTTGAGCAGAGTCAGCTGACACAGGAGGCATAGGATTCGCCTCCGGCGTAGGGGTAATACCGGAAAGCTCGATGAGCTTCAGCGCCAGTGCCCGGCCGCTTAGCTGCGGCCAGCAGCGCTTGGCAAATTGCCAGATGCCTCCTTTGTCAGCCGGCGTGCCACCGAAGTCGTGCCACACTCTCCCTCCCTTGGAGATCGAAAAGGATCCTGTTCGCTCATCCCGGAAGGGTGACTTCACCACCCCATCCCCCTGCGGGAGGGGGCCAGCTAAAGCCGCCGCCTCCCATACCCGGGCTATGGTGAGCGCCTCAATAGCACGGCGTAGATCATCATTCCGCTCCATGTAGCACCTCCATCTCGAGCCCTACTGCGCGTAGCTGCATCCGTGCCTGGGACTGGATCTGCAGGCTATCGATACGGAAATACTTGAGGGAGCCAGCGCAGGATACTGGCGCAAGAAACGCGGCCGCGCGGCCGATAACGAAGCCGTAGGGGCCAGTGAACCAACGTGAGCTATGAGTCGTAACGCAATCGTCGATACGCATCACTCCCACAAGGCACCCAAGTTCCACCCCTCTATGACAGGGTATCTGCACCCCTCGTTTGGCAGCGAACAATGCATTCGCTGACCAGTCCCACTTCGCCGGCAACCGGCCCGCTGCATGCACGAGCACCCAGCCACGGACATGAGTCTGCCAATCACGGTTCTCAATGTCCTTGTATCCATGGGCCACAAGCCATGCCCATGGCTGACGGATGGAGAGTGCGAGCAGCGAGTCCATTATGCTGCTGACTCCTGTTTCCCATCATCAGCGGTGTCCCTCTGGTACCAAGGAGCATTCTTGACCCGCTCGATGATCTCCTTTTTTCCCGAGTCGCTCTCCTCCAGGAATCCGAGGCTGTCGCGCTCCAAAATCCATTTAAGGAAGTCTCCTCCATCGCCAGAATTATCACAATCGCCATCGATACCCGACTCCAAGACCTCTGTGGCCGCGGATTCTAGCTTTGTATCGAGCATGATGCGGAACAAGTCGACCTGGTTGGCGGCCTGCAGAGCTGCCAAGCCCTTGATATCGGTCCATTCACGGCAGTTCAGATCGTCGGGAAGCTTGATCCCTTGGCGCTCTGCCGCCTCATTATCAAATTCGCACCCACAGCCGACATAGGAAGAGGGAGCCATCAAGGCAGCGAAGAGCCATGCGAGCTCACGTTCTCCCATGCGTTTGATCTTCCCGATCGCCTTCCTGGCTTCCTCGACGAGTGCGGGGAGCTTCTCGCCGCGGTCCTTCTTCATTTCACGCTTTGCCGCTTGGGTGAGCTTCTCAATGAACTTCTTGTCCAAACAAATCTCAGTCTCATGGCCGCCATGATCGACGGCGATCTGTCGCTTAACATCAGGGACCAGCCGCTTCAGCCCCTTGACCACCGAAAGCGACGAGTTCGAGTCGAGTTCTGCGTAGGACCCATACTCGAGCTGCGAAAGCTTGAGCTTTTTTTTCTTCGCACCCTTCGTCGCGGCCTCCTCGAGCTCTTTGCGCTCTGCCTCTTCCTTTGCCTTCTTTTCGGCAAGGAGCTTGGATTTTTCAACTTCCCAATGCGCAGGGTCGAAGCACACGATTTCGCCATCTGTGGGGAAGTATGCTGGGTGCTTTTTTAGCGATGGCGGGAACTTGAAATCGCTCTGCCATGTGGGAATTTTCACAGCAAGCCCGGCACGCTCGAGTTCATATGAGTATGGAACGCCGCGCTCAATACGGGCAGACTTAACCTCATCGCGCACACATACCTCAGCCAGGAGGGAGACCACCTTTGGAAAGTCTGCGAATCGTGCCAAGGCAACGCCATGAGCCACGCTCAGCTTGCCCTCGCGAATGATCTGCACCACATCCTCCGGCAGCCGGAGCACCCGCAGGGCATTCGCAACGCTCGGACGCGAGCGGTTCACTCGGGCGGCTACCTGCTCCTGAGTGAGCCCTTCGGCCGCCATGAGATCGCGATAACCCTCGGCTTCCTCGATCGGGTTAAGATCGACGCGCTGTAGGTTTTCGACCAAGGCGGCCGCCTTGGCAGCCTTGCGGCTCACGCCCTCGTAGACCTTGGCCTCAACCGTCTCCAACCCAAGCATGACGTGTGCGCGGTGTCTACGATTGCCAAGGATGACCTCATACCGCTCGATGAGCATGCCTTCAATGATACCCGGGAGTTCCTGCACCTCCTCTGGTAGCAACCGTCGCACTGCGATCGGTTGTAACAGGCCATGCTGACGGATCGAGGCGGCCAGCTGGCGCATGGCTTCCGAGTCAAAGGTCTTCCTTGCGTTCGCGGGGTCTTCGACGATCGCGGAGACAGGGATCTCATCAACCTTCCCTTTTGGCAGCGCTGCAATCACTGGCCCCTGCTCCTGATTATCTTCGATCGGCATGCCGAGCTGCGCATGGAATGCCTCAAGTGCCTTCACAATTTTAGGCTCCTTCTGGAAGAAGCGAACCACTCCTTGCAATGCGTGCTTGAGGGCCGCGAGGCGATCAGGAAGCGCCGGATCCGCGATCCCGACAGCTGATAATTCCGCGTGGTCTTTGAATTTCACGTTCCAGCCGGAGCGCCACGACCCATCTGGACACACTCCAAGATGCAATTCGCACGCGACGGCCTTCTTGCCAGTCGTCAATATCTCAGGCAGGGGTTTGATGATTTCAGGGTCTTCACAGACGCCGCTCTCAGTCCATTTGTTCGCGATCAGTTCAGTTGTCATCGGTTTTCCTTGTCGGTTTTTTATTCGCGCCGGCATCGACCAGCGCATGTTGAAGCTTGACGAGTTCTGGTTCAGCATGATCGCCCTGCGCGGCCAGTATCCGCTCCACCAGCACCAGACAATGAACCCTCAGCTGGCGAAGGGTGGTGAGCTCGCAGACGAATGCGGAGTGTGCGAGATCAGTCATCGGTTGAGCAGTTCCGCTGTTCCTTCGGCCAGATGTTTGGCAGAAAACAGGCCGCACTTCCGGCCAGAGGCGTCGAGGAGCTCTGACATACCGTCTACCCGCTCAATGACTCGGAATCCGGAGGGAATAGAAGGGGGTGGTAACTCCCGTAGAATAGCTTGGACGCGACCGCCAGCGATGACGCGCGCACCAATAATCTGTGCGACCGCGCTCATTCGTCTTCCTCCTTCTGCCACCAATAAGGCCCAGCTGTGCCACAAGCGACAGTGTCCTTGGGTGCATCAGCGGCGGCGAGTTCGCGCTGAAGCGTCGCGAGCTCGCCGCTGACCACGGATGCAGCCTCCTGTTGTCCGCGGCGCTGAAGTTTTTCTGCAACCTGCTGCAGTCCGTGAATGGTGATGAGTTCGCGACCGCCGACCCACAGCCAGTCGAGACCGTACTCGAGCGCCTTGTCGATCGAGTAAAATTCACTCATGGCGCTCTCGGGAAGCTTCGCGGAGAGATAACTGCGAGCTAATCCTGGGGGATTCATGGAATGATAATCAGCGGCGCCTGGGCGACACGCTGCGGGATACAATCTTGCGTTTGAGTTGCTCGTTCTCCGAACGCAGCCGCTCGATCAAATCTTCATACAGGCCGAACACCAGGCGTGTGCCTCGCTTGTATACCTCGAGCTTTTCCGTAGACGGGGCGCGAGCAGCGAGTGCCTCCCACTCGGAGAGCATGGCGTCGCGCCGCGAAGAGATAGTGCTAGTATCAGGTGCGCTCATGATTCCTCTTCGCTTTCGCCAGCGGATATAAAAGCAGCGACAACCAGATAAACGGGTAAAGCAGCGACAACGACGAGAGTGTCCAGCGCTGCGCGGAGATGGGCGATGGCAGTAGCGAGCATGGAGGGATGGGTTTGGTCAGAAGCCGTTGGCGCCCGTGAGGCGCGATTCCTCAGAAAGTGGGATGCGATATCCATTCGCGCAGACTCGGAGGGTCCGAATGACGCGAGCCTTGCACCGGCTCGAGATCGTGCGCGGGTGTATGCCGAGCACAGAAGCCAAGCTGTCGACGGTATGGTAGCCACGAGCAGCAGCCACGGCCCGGGCTTCCTGGGCCTTCACAGCGTCCTCGGGGAGTACGACCGCGGCTCCAGCGCGAAGCTGATGCACCTCGGCTTGCAGCTCATCGAGCTTCCTGAGGATGAGTACGACCGTCTCGTCGCTCATAGCTCAGTCCCCCCGATGCCCTCGTCGGCTTTTGCGCTTTTTGCGACGTGTTTACGGGCAGCCCTGAGCTGGCCGATCTCGTCTTTATCCACGCGTCCGTCCTGGAGTACGCGGTCGAGGATCTCGACGGCAGCGCGATCATCGATCTCGGCACTCAGAGCAGTGTTGCGGACCTCCTGGACTCCCACCTTGGCCTCATCTACGGCGCGTTCTCCGGCCTCAGTCCAGAGGTGACAGCCAGGCTTCCCTAATTCGCTGAATCGCTTTGCACAAATGCCAAAGGCATTCCTAGCGCGGGTTAGTGGAGGGGCAACTAGGGGGCTCATAGCGTCATAACTCCTTTGTTTGCCGCCAAACTGACCACCTGATCTGCAGCCAGCCCAAGGCGTGCTGCCGCGGCGGCCTTCCCGTCTCGACGAATCATCTCCACGAATCGTGTGACCAGTGCCGACTCCTCAGTGCCTGGAATCTTTCCTATCGAGCGTAGATCTTTTTCGACAAGATCCGCGATGTACGCACTACGGTTGCCTGTATGAGAATCGATTGCCTCCAGTATCATCAGAGGCAAGGAGACTGAGATTTTCTGTGTCTTATCTGCTGGCACGATGCTACCGGTAGCAATCAGTAGCAGTAGTATCAATGCTAAAATATCGCACCAGGTAGCATTTATTAGCAAGGTGCTACTGTGGAGCTTGATAAATCAATTAAAAAATCCATTTCTTTTCCGCCAGGTCTGCTCGAGTCTGCGCTCGGCCGAGCCACTTCAGACCATGCTGGAAATCTGTCTAGGTATTTGCAGGTATTGATAGAACGCGATCTCTCCGGTGACAATGAACCTGATCCGCTGAGCCCCACCATCATTGTCGATCTTGCACGGCGGCTCTGTGGCGAAATGGATGCGGCTGACATCGCGCTACGCTTGGAATCCCTTGGTCAGGTCGCTCAATCGAAGCTTCTGCGCAACCTACTTGAGCATGTCGCCATGGGGCAGCTGCAGAAGGAACTCATGACGCGTCCGCTCGCACTGGATCCTGCCCACAGCGCGTCTACTGGCAGCAAGTTTGTGACAACAAAGCTTCCTGATGGGAAATTCGCTATTACTGTGCAGCCGCAAGAGCATACAAAGCACCCGCGACGATTGGCGCGAGAAAGCGCGCAGCGGGTTGAGGTGGAAGCCAAAGCAAGGCACGATCAGGAGGTGGCCCAAGATTTCCCCGATGGCCCCATTTCCCCATGAACACCCAGACCATCTATTCATATACGCATGATAAAGTGCAAATTGGTCCCTATTTAGCCGTTCAAATTCTCAGAATGGTTGAAAATGGAACCATTAAAGCGGACGCCACCATCACCCGCGCATCTGACGGCAAAACGATCGATGTTCAGGAATTCCTGAGCTGGTACGCCAGTGAAATTTATCAGGGAGTTTCTATTCGTGGCGTGAACATTCCATTCGAGGCGCTCCTCCGGATGATGTTGAAGACTTTGGTAGCTGCCGGATTCATTGGTCTGTTAATCTGGATAGTCTACGCCGTCGCTTCTGCCATTTGGCGCCTGTATTGACTCTATTTCCACCATGGCCTCCGGTGTACGCGTTGCCCTAACTCGTTCTCAACTCTCGACCGACGAAGGCAAGCGACTCGTCGATCTCTGCCTTGATCTCGGTCTTGATGGAGAGTTCTCCGACACGGACTTGGTGCAGCTTCACAAATTCCTCGCGTCAGTGGACAACGGAAGCATCCCTGCCGTGTCCCATCTTAAGTCCCTCATATTCGACGCGGTTGCAGACGGTGCGATTTCTGAATCAGAACGGTCTCTCATCCACAAGCAGATTGAGCGGGTGCTGCCTCCATCAGAGCGGGAACGGCTTGCCCTCGTCCGGAAAGAGAAAGAGGAGTCGAGATTCAGAGTGCAATCATTCGGTGTAGATTGGCACGATGATCCCCTATCCGAAGCGCAGATCCGCTACATCAACAGCCTGGGCGGTGATCCATCCACGGTCTCCACCAAAGGAGACGCGGCGACGCTTATCGATGCTTTGCTTCACTCGCCAAAATCAATCACTCCACGTCAAAGGATGGTCCTGCAGTTCTGGGGAGCCACTCCATCATTGGATTATGGAAAACCTGAGATCAGCCAGTGGATGGACAAGTGGTATTCAGAAGATCCTGACAGGCTAGCTGCGTGGGAGTCCTACAAGGAATCCGTTGGCGATTGCGGGCAAATGAGAGACCCATCTACCATTCAGTTCGGCATTGGTGGCATTTGGTTGCAGAGAGTTAAGAATGGTAAGCCCGCTGTAATTCCTTCCAAACAACAGACAAACTCAGTCTTCATAATCGCCTTCATCCTCGCGATCGTCCTACTTTTCGCCTATATGCTTTATCGTACTATCATGGGTTGACGGATGTGTGCGGTGCCAACCCTGACTAATTTCGTCTGTTCTCATGTCCTGGACACCATGGCGCCAGACACACTCGGGGCGGTGTCTCGGGCATATTGCACCCTCGGCATCGATGACCTCGCTTGGTATCGTTGATGCGATACCAGAGAAGGTAAGCGACCACCTGCGCCTGCTCTAGAGTAGTCGCATTGGTAATTTCTTTGTATAGCTTGGCTAAATCGTTGGGGCAGTTCTTCATCCATCGGGGTTATGGTGAAATGGAAGGTGTATGCCGGAAGAAGTAGTATTACCTGGTATGCTACAAGTCTGTTTGCGATATCCTTCTGATTGCGTGCTGCATGTATCAATGCCATCAGGGAAAGGACCAGCGCATGCGCACTCCATTCGTATTGACCCAAATGTCCGCGCCCAGGCCAAAGCCAGGGCCAAGCGGTTCGGCATTTCCTTCAGCCTTTATACCGCTTTCTTAGTCCGTGCCGTGGTCCATGGTCACGACCCGAAAATCCCGGCGAACATCAAACCATCAAACCTGATCCGAGATCCGGTCTGCATCACCATGACCAACAATCTCTGGAAGGCTATTGGACTGGCCGCCGCCGATCGCGATCTATCGATCTCGGAGTTTATCGAGACCCTGTACCTAGATGCAGCGGAGCAGCCGACCATTGTAGTGTACCCCGTGACTTAGACGAATGGCTTGCGGACGAATTGCTCCCAAGTCAGAGCGACCGAAGCAGGAGTGATTGAGAAAAACAGCTTGGCGTCTGATTCATCGGCCACCCCCTCGTAGACCTCAGTCATCTTAATCGAGGAGTGCTGCATGAGGTATTGCGTCAGGGTCGGGGTCTTGAAGCAGGCCAGATGGTAGCTCGCGAAAGAATGGCGCCAGATGTTTGAGATCTCGGCGACGGCTCGGCGGTCCTCCTCAGTATCGATCAAGGCCGGCCGGAGACCGCTATGGATGGCGGCCGCGCGTTTCTCCTCGCGATACTGCAGCTCGGTCATCTCCCAGCACTTTTCTGGAGCGTGCTTGAGCCATTCCCATAGGTTCTCTGGGTGTCCTTGGCGGTACTTCGTCCTGCCGCTCTTATGCATGCGGCCAAGCATGCGGATGCCTTTCTGTTCGAAATTAAGGCCCTCCTTATTCAGTCTGCCTGCAGTGGAGTACCTGATGCCTCCGAATGCCTCCATGGCGATCCTACCTATGCACCGCGCGTCTCTGTTGGCCTTGAAGAATTCGAATGCCTGGCGGATCGGGATGACGTGGACGTCCTCCTGTGCAACGCGCGGCGGCTTAACCAGCTCCACTGGGTTCATCATCACCCAACCTTCCCGAACGGCGTAGTCGAAAAACGTAGACAGGTTCTTCCTGTGGTCCTTCACCGTGAGCGGGTGCATGGGCTCACCGTCCTTGCCCTTCAGCCCTAACAGCCAAGCCCTGACATCCTCCGTGGTTATCTCATTCACGCGACGGCCAGGAAATGCTGCAACGAAGCGCTTGCGCACCTGAGTGTCCGCATGCCGCTCAGCGTCGCGGCCCCATGTCTTTTCATTTTTTCTCAAGGCAAAATATCTCTCAACAGCTTCCTGCAGCCATAGGCCAACCAACGAAGCCGCCTTGCCTTGGCGTGCTTGCTTCCACTCAGTTGCGACTACCACAGGATCTACGTCTTCGCCCACGATCCGCTCGAATTCGAGCCAACGTTTCCATTTATTCGGCTCGAAGGACAGGATCACTGAAGCACCATGTTCAGCCAAACGGTCAGCCAAAGAACGGGCAGCTATCTCCCGATCAGCCTCGGTCTCATAGCCCTCAGCCTTGCGCTTGCCATCGATGTACCATGAGAGCCAGAACGGCTTTTTTTCGCTGTCCTTCCTCGTGTAGTAGGAAATTCCTCTCGGGGGCACCCAGGCAGGCTTTGGGGTTTTGGCCAT